ATAAACATGATTGGTATGAATTGGTTAGTATTAATCCAACTGATTCAATGTGTTCATGTTGTTTTAAAGAGGTCTAACAAGCCTTTATTCTTATGTTTATACTACTTTCCCACGATGCTAGCAAAGCTTGGCTACTGCACAAGCTTTAAATATATAGAGCCCTATTGAAAGTATGTAATACTTTCACATAAGGCTTACAACATGAATTCTAGAACATCTACACAGGCAAGCTGGCCTGTGGGAAAGGCTGTTTGGCTTTGCTAGCTGTGGATCTAGCAGGCTGGGATGCCTGCCTGCTAGCCTCAGCTAGTAGCTCAGGGGTGCCTGAGCAGATCAAGACCCTTCAAGGAGATGACTTCGTCAAATCTCCTTTCTGGGTCTTTCATTAAAGGCTGGGCTACAAGCCCAGATAGATAGCCAGCTAAGGCTGGCTGATTCATTGTCGCTCGCTCTGCTCGCTCCGCCCTCGCTCCGCTCGGGCTTGTTCTTTTCTTTCTTTACGAGTTTGAGTTGTTTTGGTTTGTTTGTGTATCCAGCCCCCGAGCAATATTTTCTATAATGCTTGTAGCTGTGGATGTGCTTGCTTGTTATGATTGGCGTTTTGGCTATAGATAGATAGAAAGGTTTATATACTTAAGTAAGTAAGTAAGTAAGTATGAGCAAGAGAAATAAAACAATAAGCCTAGATGAAGAAATCATAGAAGAACTGAAAGGGAGTTTTAATTCCTCTTCTTTAATTAACGAACTCTTAAAAAATTATTTTGGTAATGGTAGTATGAAAGCAAAAGATGAAATCAAAACCAAACTGGTAGCATTAAGAAGAGAAGTATTTGAGAAGAATGAATTAATAATTAATTTGGAAGATCAGTTAGATAGGATTAGATCTAAGGAACGAGAGGTAGAAAGTAAGATGAGTAAAATTCCACAAGAGATTATAGATGACATAAAACACTTTGTAGGGTTATCTGAAGAGGGTTTAATAAATAGGTATCAGAATATATATCTTAGTAAATATAAAGTGTCATATGAAGATGTAAAGGAAGCCTATGACTTATTCCACAAGGAAGAGTAATGCCTAACTATCATTACAACAAAGGGGTCAGAAAAGAGAGGAAGATTGTGAATGAAGCAAAAGCCGAAGGGTGTATTGCCTTTCGGTCTGCTGGTTCACATAGTCCAATAGATGTCTGCATTATAGACATTGATAACGGATTTATTCGTTTCGTACAGTCTAAAGGGGACAGTATCACTCCTAGACAAGTCCAGAAGCTCATGGATGAGTTAGTTGAGCTTAACACACAAGATTTCAAGGTAAGTTTCGAGGTAATATGACAGAAGTAGTACTAGATGACTGGCAAAAGGAAGTTATGGCTACAAAAGGCAACATATGTCTAAGAAGTGGCAGACAAGTAGGTAAATCCTTTGTTATATCTCACAAAGTAGGCGAATATGCTGTTAATAACAGGAATAAGACTGTCTTAGTGATAGCAAGTGTAGAAAGACAGTCTCAATTGCTGTTTGAAAAAATTTTGTCGTATTTGCACAATAACCATCGAACTTACATCAAAAAGGGTAAAGATAAGCCTACTAAGTCTAAATTATGTCTAAATAATGGTACTACTATATACTGTCTGCCAACAGGTTTAAGTGGTTATGGAATAAGAGGATATACTGTTGATTTACTTGTAGCTGATGAAGCAGCATTTATTCCAGAAGAAGTATGGACTGCAGTTACTCCAATGATTGCTATAACTAGGGGAACTATTATAATGTTGTCTACCCCTTTTGGTAGAGGGGGTTACTTTTACGACTGTTTCCATGACCCATCTTATACCTCATTTCATGTATCTAGTGAAGATTGTCCTCGTAAGAACCAAGAATTTCTAGATAGGGAAAAAAGTCGTATGAGTGATCTCCAATATGCTCAAGAATATTTAGGGGAGTTTGTAGATGAGTTAAGACAATTCTTTCCAACTGAATTAATAAAGTCATGCATGACACTCGAGGGTGGTTTGGTTCCTCTTTCCACTCTCGGGGACAATTTCTTAGGAGTAGATGTTGCAAGAATGGGTGGAGATGAAACTGTATTAGTATCTATTAAAAGAAATCCTAAGAAAACTAAACTAAGACAAATTGATATGAATATTACTAGGAAATCTTTTCTAACTGATACTGTAAGGTTAATTAAAAATCATGATGCTGTATATAATTATAAGAAGATATATATTGATGATGGTGGTTTAGGGGTAGGAGTATTTGATCCATTACTAGAAGATCCTCAGACTAAAAGAAAAGTAGTTCCTATTAACAACTCTTCACGAAGTTTAGATAAAGAAAGTAAAAGGTCTAAGAAATTATTAAAAGAAGATCTTTACACTAACTTATTGGTATTAATGCAAAGAGGTAAAGTAGAATTATTTGATAATCCCGAAATATTCCAATCATTAAAATCTGTTCAAGCAGAATATAAAGATGGTAAACTAAAATTATTCGGAAAGTACACTCACATTTGTGAAGCACTAATTAGAGCTGCTTGGTGCATGAAAGACAAAAGTTTAAATATTTGGATAGCTTAGTAAATAGGATGGTAGATTCAGGAATATTCGCAACGACTGCAGAAGTGCAGTACAAGGCTGGGGCAAATGCAAGTGCAACAGCAAATGTTGAAACTTACATCAACTCTTACATGACACAGGTTGAAAGTTATATCAATGTTTACACACGAGTCAATTACTCGGACAGTTATTCGGGGTTAAACGCTGATGTTAAAGGATTACTAAAAGAAGCAGCATCTAACCTTGCAGCTATATATGTAATCAATTATGACATGAGTGGGTTTAGTTCAAGGAGTGAAGCTGAAAGTCGGATCGATACTTTGAGAGACGCAGCAATGAGAGGTCTAGCATTATTGAGAGATAAGAAGCATACGGACTACATAGATGGCGCATGATTTTAAAAGATTCCCAGAACTTAGTGGAGAGGATTTAGATCTCTATTACTGGGCTAGTCCATTCAAACAAATATTCGAGAACTTTATCGCTAAGGTGGTAAGGGTTAAAGATGGAGATACTATTAATGTTCTCTGGAAGGAAAGAGACTTTGATTTTCCAGTTAGGTTCAACAACATTGCAGCACCCGAAAAGAGTGAGCAAGGTGGAGAAGCAAGTAGGGCATGGTTAGAAAGACAAGTACTAAACGAAGAAGTAGAGATCATAGTCGATCCGAACAACAGAGTAGGAAAATGGGGCAGGTTACTAGGACAAGTCATTTCAAAAGGTTTCGATATTGGAGAGATGAGCATCTTGGCAGGACACAGCCTAGCATGGAGTGAAAGAAAACAAATGGCAAAACCAGAAGTAGAGGGCTTTAAGATATAATGGGAATGAGTACAATATTTAGGAATCGTGGAGATGATAATGTAGTTACATATAGTTTTGACGATATTGTTTCAGGTATAGGTTACATAACTTTATACCCAGCTGTAATGGGTTCAGCAGGTAATGCAATATTAACTTCTACTACATTATGGAGTCAACCATACCAATCAGATAGTCAATGGACTGCAGGATCTGGTTTTGAAAAAAGACAAGAGTATGATTTTGATTTAGAAATTAATAAACAAACTGTAATAGAAGGAAAAGGATATTTTAATTTTCCAGTTTATGCTAGAAATCTAACAAGTGCAAATGATACCCCTGTATATATTAAAACTATTGTTGCTAAATGGGACGGATCAACTGAAACAGTTATCTCCTCAGACTATCAAAGTGCAACATGGAATGGTACAAGTTCAGCTTATTATATGTTAGCAAGTACAGCAGAGATTACAAGAACTACTTTTAACAAAGGAGAATATTTGAGATTAGCAATAGAAGTCTGGGCAAATGGTACAACTGGGCAATCTATACAAGTAGCAATAAATTTCAATCCCTCTAATTCAGACAAGGATTGGGACACTTCGGGAGAAATTCCTTCAAGAGCATCAGCTCTTATCCCTATTAAAATCGTGAGATAAAAATGGCAGAAACTAAAATATCATCAGCAGATTATGGCAATCTAACAGGTACAGGCACAGACTACTCAGTAGATGCAGTTAGCACAGATGGGGCAACAGATAATAATGAAACAGAATGGGTAAATACAGAGTGGACTAATTACTTAGGTTATTACAAAGCTATCCCCGAGTTACAGATTTCCATAGATGCAAAAGCAACATGGACTGTTGGTAAAGGATTCCAAGCTACTGAAATAACAGAACTAAAACTTATGTCAATCAAAGGTTTTGGTAAAGATACTTTCAATACTATTCTGGAAAACATGATTAGAACATACCACATTGGTGGGGATGCTTTCGCAGAAATAATTAGAGATGATAAAGGAGAACTAATTAATTTAAAACCTATGAATCCTGAGTACATTAAAATCGTTGCAAATAAGAAAGGTCTAATTATAAGATACGAACAGACTAATACTAATAAGAAATTTAAACTAGATGACATTTTCCACATTTCTAGGAATAGAGTTGCTGATGAAATACATGGTGTAAGTTTAATCGCTGCAGTAGAAGATATTATCTTAATGAGAAACGAAGCAATGGCAGACATGAAGCAATTAATGCACAGACACGTAAAACCTAGAGTTGTGTTCAAGTTAGATACTGATGACACAGCACAAATTGCAGCTTTCAAAACTAAAGCTGATGCAGCTAGTGATCTTGGAGAAAACTTATTTATACCAATGGGTGCAGTCGAACACGAAGTTTTAAGTGTTGCACCTAACTCAACATTAAACCCAATCCCTTGGATAACTTATCTTAACAATGCATTTTTCCAAGCTACAGGTGTTCCACAAATTATAGTAGGTGGTAGTGCTGAGTTTACAGAAGCAACAGCAAAGATTGCATATCTAGCATTTGAGCAAACTATAGAAGAAGAACAGTTATACTTAGAAGAGCAAGTCTTAGCACAATTAAACTTAGAGATAGAACTAGAGTTCCCTGCAAGTTTAGAGAACGAACTACTCTCTGATAAAGCTAAGAGTGAAACTACACAAGCATCAACGCCAGAAGATACAGCCGTTAAAGGTCTTGGTGTAGGGGGTGTACAATAATGGCAAGAAAATCACCTAAAACAAAATTGAAAAGAACTCCTAAAATTAATTCAGGTAAAAAAACAGGTTCAGACAATCCCGAAACTGCAGCTTTAGTTAGAGGAGAGTTCAAAGGTCAGGATATTCAAGTAGAATCAACTCCTACTTTTGAAGAAAGAGAAGCTGAAAGAAAAGGTTTAGAAGGTGGAGCTGGTGGAGTTACAACTCCAGAAAGTGCAGTTACAGAAATCTTTGGAGAACCTAGTCAACATGAATCTGGATTCCAAGATAAAGTAGTTGAAGCTCTTAGTGGTATTAATCAAGGTAAAGAGACTATGGCTGAAAGGAGACCAGAAGATCTTGGAAGAATTGCTAAAAGTGTAGGTACAGCAGGTTTACTTTTATCTGGATCTGGTCCAAGTGCAGG